CACCTGATGATGTTCCTGTGCCAAAACATAAATCTAAAGCACCACTGCCACCTGCGTCTCTTACAACAATGTTTGCTGCAGTAAAAGCTGTTTCACCAAATGAAATACCACCACCGTAATAAGCGCTTGTGGATGGAGCTGTAATATGAATCATATGCTCACTTGGAATATCTGGATAAGTAGCTTGATTTATATATTTTCCAGCTACCGCATAAGTACCTAATTGTAAAAAAGTGCTTGGAGCAGTAGTCCCAATTCCTACGTTTGCATAAAATAAAGCGTTTTGACTTTTATCGATATCTAACGCTTTTGTCATAGCAGTACCGTTATTTGTCATAATACGGAAATAACCGGTATCAGCACTTGCATCATACATACCAGCACCAATTTTTGCTAGATCATAGTTATTTGGAGTAGTATTGTCATCATAATTACTAAATAAGGCGTAAGAAGTTAAATTACCACTAGCAAAAGATTGACCATTTCTTGCACCTCTAATTCTAATTCCTGTATCAGCACCGTTGCTTGCTGTGTTTTCTACGTCAAGTCCAACTCCGTCATACTGAATTTTTGCAACACCTGTTACAGTAACCCCTGTGCTTGTGGTTTCTAACTTTGTAGAATCATTATGTCTTAATTGAACAGAACCACCATCAGTTGCTAAAATGTAAGTCTTTGTTCCAGCTCCGTTATTTAAAGCTAAGTTTGTAGCATTAATATTTAAATTTCCTGTTCCTGAGTCAACTATATAACTATGAGAGCCATCGTGATAAATCTGTAGGTCATTACCTACTCCAAATACAACCTTACCTGTCGTAGCAGAACTTGAGTCTCCAAGATATAAGCTTGCGGAGTTACCAATATTAATATCTCCACTTGTTGTTAAAACAGTTCCAGCAAATGTGATTGGTGTGTTACCTAGTGTTGAGGATGAGCCAGAGCCTTGCCATCCAGCTACCGTGCCTCCTGTACCTGTACCCGTATGTAAAGCAACAGTTTCATTCTTCCATTTACTACTAGCTGAATCGTAAACAAGGAATTGATTGTCAGCTATAGATGTTATAGTTACATCATCAATATTATTAACCCCTAAAACGACAGTACCCGTTAATCCATTTACTGAAGTGACAGCATCTGTAGAATCAGACTTTTGCCAGTCAGCACCATCATATATACATAGATCTCCTATTTCAAAAGATATATTTCCACTACCTAAGTTTTGAGTACCGGCAACACTTACACGATATACATCTCCTGATGTTCCTGTGCCATCAGCAAGGGTTGGAGTATTAGTGCTTGCGTTCCACGTTCCTAAGTAAAGGAATACACTAGATGGTAATTGTGAAACTGGAACCTTACCGCCACCATCAAGAGTAGCAACACCATTAACAGCGGCTCTTTGACTAAGAGGAATGAATCTTCCGTCTATATCTACAGTTATAGTATTCGTGTCTCTTTTAGTAAGAGTTATAACTCCGTTTGCTGTGTCAAAAGCAGCAGAGGTAATAGTCTCATTATATGCTGCCGTCCAAGTAGCTTGAGTAGCATCTGTAGGTAGACTATAACCAGTATCAAATCCTAAAGCTAGTGTTCCTGATGTTGTTACTGGATTACCACTTATAGCAAAACCCGTAGGAACAGACATATTTACACTAGTAACAGTACCAACAGTAGAATTTATTGTTATAGTATCTGTAGTAGCGTTTGTAGCTATAGTTACTCCCGTTCCTGCAACGAAGGTAAGTGAGTTCGTTAACGAAGAGGCGACAACGTCTGTTTGGCCAGAGACGATAAGTCGATTAAAAATACCTACAGTTCGGTTCTCCCATTGATCTTCTTGAGAGTTATATACTATTAACTGATTATCTAAGGGGCCTGTTATGGATGGTGAGAATCCACCACCAACAGTAATACCACCTACAGCCCCACGTATCTTAGCGAGTAAGGTGAAATAAGTTACTGTTTTATTTTTCTTTGTGCTTGGATCAAATAATGTAAACTGATCCTCTGGAGCTATTCTAAAATCTACTTGTACGGCCATAGCACAAATTTACAAAAAGAAAGGGGGCGGGTTACCTTCGCCTATTGCTGTTCTTCATTGAGAAGAACGTCTACAATATTCTCTTCATCCTCAAGCTCAGGTCTTTCTCCTTTTCTTTGAGAGATTAACTTACTTTGTTGAACAGCTTGCTTTTTAACACGCTCATCTTTGCGGTCTTCTTTTTCGTTCTCTAAGTTTTGCTTAACGCCAGACTCTATCCTTTGCTCGGCAATCCCGAAGTTACCTTTTAAATTTTCAAGTTGCATCTTTAACTCATACTCCAATTGCATAAGTTGAGCTTTTGCCTGAGTCTCTATCTGTATTCTTTGAGCGTCAATCTGAGCTTTCATCTGCTCCTCTTGCATCTTTCCTTGAGAGCTAGCCATCGCTGTTTGCTGATTCATCTGTGCTTGCATCTGAGAATTCATAGCAGCAGTTTCTTGTTGCTGTTTAATCCTTTTCTTTCTACGAACAACCAGTAGTCTTTCCGCTTGGTCAATATCTCTTAGTTGCCTAATTGCAATTGCATCTTCTAAGTCAATTTCTTTCTGAGCTAGAGCTACTTGGATATTTTGCTCTAAGTAAGCCTTGTCTACATCATTCATATCGCTAACGACACGAACACCAAAATTATACATAGGTAGCTTAGAGAAAGAACTAAGAACACTCATATTCTCTTTACCTATAGCCTTTTCATACGCTTGATACAATATAGTCTTAGGAGGAATTATTTGTAAGCATTTAACTATATCCTCGCAAACCCTTCTGTATAAAACTAAAGAGGCATTTGTTATATCATATAAAGCATTATTTCCTGCCGCTAATTGCTGTTGTCTAACGCCTACTAGCTGATCCCCCTTTGGAGATGTGCCATCCATAACCTCATTAATGCCCGTAGCATCACGAATCATTCTCAAATAATGATTGTATAGAGCTATAAGCTCATTGATATTTCTGATGGTATTGTCTAAAGGACGAACGGGTGGGTTTTGGAATCCCCCTTCCGGGTTCTTACTCCTATAGTAAAAGACACCTGTCTGTTCGTAGATGTCTTGAATATCTAGTGGTTGCAACTCTCCTCCCCGACCTAATTGGACATTTTCTAGTCCTTCGATATCGACAAGAAGACCGTCTGGCTTTGCCTTAGCAATTGCTTGCTGAATCTTGAGGTGAGACAATTGTAGCTGATCTGCGAATCCTATTACTCCAGAGACTATGGATTTCGGGATCATTCTTCGGATGTTTGTTGCAATCGCACTATAGCTCATACGTGTACGGCTTAGATCGTGTACATTCTTTGGTACATTCTTTTTTAAGCCATAATTATATATGTGTTCTGTTCCTATGATAAAGCATCCACCATATAGAGTAGAGTTCTGCATATAAACAGCCTCTCTATCATAAACACTATTTGTTGGTGCTGAGTACTTATTTCCTTTATGGTAAAAACCAATATTTCCATAAGCAGATTCTTTCTTTTCGAATATAACATTGTCTACACTCACGAACTCAAAGTCCATAACCTGTATGGTGTACTCGTCATATCCGTAGTTATATCTATCAAGGTTACCATCGTATGTTGAAGAACCAATTATATTAGGATTATTACCATAACGGTTCATCACCGTCTTAGCCATATTCTTATACTGCTCTTCTGTAAACTGATCCCCGGCAATTCTTTTTAGCTCAGAGATAGATAATCTTTCAATATGTCCAGCATAAACAATATCAGAGAAGTTAGGATCGTCAGTATAGCTATGAATAAAATAAGCGGGATCTACATACTTAGTTACAATTCCATAGTTAGGGTCATTCTCTCTTTTAACAACAGCCATACCTACATTAACTAAATCTTCTACATTCCTTCTGTAGATACGCTCATCAAAATCATTCCAAGAAAGGGTTAGATTAATACCTATCTGTGATGCAACTTCAGCAGCAGTTTTTAGGTTAGACTCTAAGAATATCTCTACCTCTTCTGGCGTGTCGGGAAGTTGTGATGGGTCTACCCTTACTTTTAATCCAGAAGCCTTCGCTTCTTCAATGCTTTCTCTTTCTTCAACACGAATTTTAATTTTGTTTTTTTCAATGTCTTTTTCGCTCCTAGATAAAGGGTCTATTGCCTCTACATTAGGATACATCTTAGAAGAAAGGATCTTATTTACTACAATTTTTACAAACTTAGGAACAATTGGCACTGGAGTCCAATCTAATGACAGCATAGATCCATCACCGTTATTTGGGTCTAAAGAAGACAATATTTGTTTATATATTGAGGTATCTTGAGTCCCATTTGCATAATCCCTTGACACTTCAAATTCTCTCCACCTCTTAGAGTATAGAGAGCCATCAATATCTACGCCTCCCCATTGAGAGTATATCGCCTTAGCATACTGTAACCCATATTGCTTTGTTAGCTTTTTGGGCTGCTCTGCTAACGGATCAGGAAAAATAGACTCATAATTTGATGAGCTTCCATTGTAATTCATTTAGTAAATGCTTTGTGTACAAAGATACAGATAAGAATTAACGCTTAATTGGGCGTACTTTCCTGAAAAACACCTTGCTTTCAAAGTCTGTTTTAATTTTTTGTTTAACATTTTTTTGTGCTGCCATAAGAGCTAATCCGCTAGATATTGATAAGTCAAATTTAGTACGATCATCTATCTTAAAGTTAATCCAATCTTCTAAAGTTCTATTAAAATACATATTCCCATAGTTTCCAGTCTCGTGATGTACACCTACGTGATCGTGAATATACGCCTCAATCGCCTGAGCGTGAGCTTGTATGATTTCTTGAGAGTTAGAAGGTATACCTTTTGTTTTTGTCTTTATGTGGTTTGACGCTGCACCTAGATGAGCGGGTCTATCCATAAGATAGCCATCGTAGCCCCTTGCCTCAAAATATCTTGCAATACCATATTTATTGTTCTCTATAAGTATTGGATAACCATAAAACTTAGCAGCCATAAGAATATCTTCATAGAATATTTTTGCTAACGGAGGTCTACTTGCATATTCAGCAACGAACATATTTGAAGGGTGTTGTATAGAGAATTTATTATAAATATGACAAGCTCCTTTTGAAGATCTGTAGTCAACAGTAGTATCTATATCATATGAGTCAACACCTCCACATCCTAACGTCTTATTGGGAGGGACAATCTTGTTGTTTTCTATTTTTTTTAGATTTCTTAAGTCTGCTGGAGGTAACCAGCTTATTCTCCATCGACCATTAACATCAGGCTTAAAAAGAACCTTTGTATCTTGCTTGCCGTTCTCCCAAACGAAGTTACCTACGACAATTGGATTTGGATACAGATCATCATTATACTGCGTCTGCTCATAAATCTTTTGTATGTTAAACAAGCTACTCTTTGTGGAATCTCTAAACGCCTCCTCTTCAGTAAAAGGAAACTGTCTAATTATTTCGTTAAGTTCATAGCTGTTGTGTTGTTGGCCCTTGCGTTCATTTTTTAAAAAAGTCTTAGCACCTATCTCCGTAGGAGTTCCGTCTTCGGTAAGAACCATAGACTCTGGGTCATCGATTATAGGATTACCGTACTGATCAAAGAATCCTTCTAGTGCCTCATAGGCGGGAATGAATATTGAGTAAAGACCACTCTTTGTTCTTCCATTTTCGTTTCTATCTAAAGGATCTGAATCTTTATATAAGTCTCTGTATTCACGGCCCCCTTTGTCTAAAGGATTTACTGTAGATCCTACTAATGATTTACCTATAACTCTTCTACCTACCAAAAGACAAGTCCTGTGTATTCTCCACACCTCTCGTATATCAATACCTTTTTCAAACTTACCCGCCTCATCTAAGAATAAAAGGTGAGTCTTTGATCC